GTCAGACCAAATTTCGGGGATGAAAGTTGCCGCCGTAGTATTGGTGACGTGGTTAGTACCCAGTGCCATGTTAATTTCTCCTTAACACTATTTGACACGACCCTCTGCGTATGCCGCCATAATTTCAGGCTGTAACTGCGTGTAACGCTTTGGGTCAGTTTGCATAAGTTTAATAATATCAGCACGACGATAGATTTTACGACTTGGTGCTTCAGTAGACCCTGAGGTGCTTCCAGTAGATGCGGCTTTAAGTTGACGTTTACGATCTTGCTCTTGAACTTTGGCAGTCTCTGCTACCATACCTTGACGCTCTTTCCAGAGTGTTAGGAGTTCATTAGCGGCTTCAAAATCAAATTCTTTATCTGCTCGCTGATACAATTCTTGGCGTACTTTAGAACCGTTTGTCCATTCTTGAAAACTATTGTCCTGAACAATATCAATAAAGTCAGGATGTGTGTTTTGCAATTGAGACAAAATCTGCTGTTGTCGCATTGCCATTGATGTTTCTTGAGCCGCCTTAATGGTCGGATGATTCTCAATAGCTTTTGCAATTGCTTTATCAGGTTCATTAAAAAAGTCGAATTCTTCGTCTTCTTCTTTTTGTGGGCTAGTGGCATTAATCTGAGACTTAACGAAATCATCAACAATCTTGCGTAATTCACCAACTTCAGAACTTTGACGACCTAACAGCTTTTCAGCTTCTTGATGCATTTGGACGATATCTTTGATATCTTTTCCACGATACTTATCAGGTATGCCGTCATCTTCTTCAGGTTCTGGAGTGTCCTCAAGGGTTGGCTCAGTGGCTTCCTCGACAACTTGCTCATCTTCACCTAAGGGGGCGAACTCCTCTTGTTGATCTTCGGGTTCTTGATCAATTAAACGTGCCATATTGTTAAACTCCGTGCCGTAGCATTATGGATGTGATTTTGTAGCGGCTCTCTCGTGATCCTTAGCCCACTTATCATCAGCATCGGGCCATCCAATACCTTTAAAATGTGAGGAAACGCTTGAGATTATCCGCTGTGTAGTGTCGCCACATTCAGGACAAGTTGCGAATAGATCATTTGAATCTACCCATTGTTCTTCTATGTGGTTACAAGTTATGCATTTGAAATCATATCGACGAATCACTATCCGCCTCCATGTCAAGTGCATTTCTTATTCCTGTCTCAAAATGAATAACATTCATCAGAGTGTTACGCTGTCCTTTGACAAAGAATAATTCTTGTTCGTTTTTAATTTCTTCAATTTTATATGAGTCAAGTAAATCTGTAGCTTCTTGAACAAATTGTTTCCAACCTTGCGTCAAGAACAAATCTAAATAGTTCTCATAATATTTGTCATCTTCAGGACTCAATGAGTTTCTCCTGTTTGCTTATATATACTATTATACCATAAAACACTTGACTTGTCAAGAGGCTTGTGCTAATGGAGCCTTCTTTTGTGGTGCTTTAGTCTTAGATGCCTGTTCTTCTAGCTGTCTAAGACGTTCGTCGTATTGCTTAAGAATGGCATTCACTTGTGTGAGAATGTTATCCAACTCTTGTTTCGTTACCATTTTGGCCTCTCATTTGTGTTTCAACAATATCTTCTTTTGTTTCAATCTCACGTTGCTTAAGTGCTAACTCAGCAATTTTAGCACGTTGATTGAATTCTTTTTCGGTAGGATCAGCACCCATACCTTTCATGACAGCAGAGTACCGTTTAGTTTCACTGTCAATAGGCAACAACTCAGTTTCAACAGCATTCTGTTGTGCTCTTGAGACAACCTCTGCAGTCTGCGCTTGAATGTTTTCAATCGTAGCTTGCTTCTGTGCCATTTCCATCTGCATTGCTTGCATCTGAACTTGTTGCTGTTGTTCGTTAGGTTGCATTGCTTGTTGCAGTTGTGCAATAATCTGTTCACGATTACTTAAGTTCATATTGTCTACAATTGCTTGAATCAACATTGGGTACATAGGTGAATCCTGACCCATTGTTTGTAGCAATTGTACAAGCTGTGTAACCTCATACTCACGAGCAATAATACCAAGTGAGCTTGATGCAACAAATGTAAAGTCTTTTGCAGGATAACGCTCTGGATCAAACTGCATATAACGATATGCTACTTTTTCAACCAAAGGAATTAAAAATGCTTCTTGGAAATTAATCAAGGTACGCTTATGGCGTTTAATGATCGCTCCCAATGACATTGAAATACCTGCGGCTGTGGAGTCCCCATTGATACTCCCCGGAATACCTGCCGCATCAATAGCTCCAGTTGCCATTTGAACCATTTGTTGCAAATTGGCCGCTTGGTTAAATGTGTTGGCGTCAAGATTTCCAAATCTAAACGGCTGTAAGATTTCTGCGGGATTGCCATTCGTAAGGATGGCCTTGCCGGGTCGTACTTCCAACTTGCTTCCCCTAGGAAGGCGTGAAGCATCAACAGCAAGCATAGGATGTACAGTAAGCGCAAGTGCGTCAATTCTAGCTCGTAACTCCGTATCAAGTGCCTTTTGAGCGTTATATCCTTTTTCACAAATACCACGGCCCCAGAAACGGCTAGGTACGACATCCCACGGAAATGCAACAACAGGTCGATCTTGCATCATGTAGGGGTTTTGTTCTGCTTTTAACAGAATTCCACCATTAGCAATAACAATAATTGCTTCAACGTATTCTGATTTGTCCTCAGGAGTTTCTCCGTCATCGGCATCAGAAACAAACAAGTCACGAGGAACTTTACCATAGTATTTGGTTAAGCGTACTTTGTCGTCAGTATATTGAGTAAGCTCTTGGTCTGGCTCAAGATCAATATCAATTGCGGCAGACTGTACAGGCTCATCTCGATAAATACCTGCTTCTTGAGCAAGGTGTACTTGGTGTATTGGTACATATTCGTCAATAGCAACACCCAAGGCTTCTTTAATGCTTGTAGCAACAGGATCGATTAAAAAGTTCTGTGGCATCACTGGGCGAACTTTAAACACTGTCCGTGTGCGCTCAAGAACACCTACAGCAGACATATCGCCTTCCATGACAGGTTGAGTCGCAGGAGTTAACTGAAGTTCTTCATCAGCAATAATTTCAGCAACACCTGTACCAAATACAGCGGCATTCAGGATACACTCTGCAATGGCTTTTCGGGCGGCTACAAATTTAAAGTCTTCAGCCAAGTTATTGCGTAAAAGCCCGATATCTGCCTTGTTGGTATCCATAGCATCATCTTGAATGTCGAACCACTTCCCTCTTCCAAAGGTTGCTTCTTCAACCTCTGCTACTGCAGACTCTACAGCTTGCTGAAGGGCAGGGGAGATGATACGAGAGCGTTCTGAAGATCGCATGGTGTCTTCAGCGGCCCATTGACCTCTCCAAAGACGATAGTATTCGTCGAACTTCTCTTTATAATTGCTTTCGTAATGATCACGCCATTGGTCACACTTATTAATTACCCAAGACTCAAGGGAGGTTGGGTCGATAGAGTGGTTTTCATATTCCATGTTAGTATCCTGCCACAGGGTCTAAGATTTCAAAGTCATCTTCTTCATAGTCGTAGTAATACGACACTTTAGCTAGTTGATCAATGTAAGCCAAAGCATCAACCAAGTCATCATGCACGAGGGCATTTGGAAACTGAAAGAGTTCGTCAAGGAACGCAGGGTTCCAATCACCTTCATTCAGTGTAATTTGTCCGTGCTCAAAGCGTCCTTGCAAAGCCCAGACAACACGATCAGTTTTCTTTTTGTTTCCATGAGTCAATTCTTCTACCCTGAAGAACCGTTGTTTTGACTTCATTAAGTCTGTAAGGTAAGGAAGTACCGCATTCTTTAAGGCTCCTTTTTCGATGCCAACCGCTACTGGTTGATAAGCATCTACAGCCTCGAAAATCTTTCTGGCGGTTTTTTTGATATCCCATCGTCCATGTACAATATCCGCTACCCACCATCCGTCTTCATTTGCCTTAACGATTGCTATCGCTGTTTGGTCGAGTCTTTTGTTCTTAGACTTCGTTGCGCTTTCAACATCAGCAAAGCCCGCAAGGTCGACTGCAATATAATAATCCCCAACGTCAGGCTCTTCATCAGAAAACTTAACCCAATCTTCTTTGAAGATCT